CGGCCAAAACTTAATAATTTTACTTGTACGTTATCTTCTTTTGTTAATTTATGTAATACTAGATTTAAAGTAGATTCGAAAAAAGTAGTTCCATTTTCTGGACTAGATACAATATTAGTTTCTAAAGAATTTGCTCCTTTTAATTCGTATTTATAAAGGCTAACAGCAGCACCAGAAGCCGCAGCATCAGTTACTTCGTCAGCAGTTAAGGTAAATGAACTTAATTCGTCATAATCACAGAAATAAACATTTTGGATACTTCCTAAATTATCCTTGCATGGCAATAAGCGTCCAGCCGAGAGATCGCAACTCATATTTTTTAGTTTTAAAAAGGGGAGTATTACAACCCCCCATTATTATTAATTAATTAACTGTAGTAAGTAACTTCTTCTAGTAAACCTACTTGAACACCAGCTTTCCATCTTGCAACAAATCTTACATTTTGATCACCTAAACTATCGCTTGTATCTATTAATCTTATTTCAGATAAATCTTCTAGTATTCCACAACCATAATAAAGGTTAGATATAGTAGTTGCTACCATGTCATTTGCTGGAAGCCCTGGAGCTAAAAACACTTGAACACCATCGTAAGTAAGGCCAGATTTTCCATCCCACCATTGAGTCATTTTGTTGTCAGTACCAGTATTAGTTATTGAAAAACCGCCAAGCGCTCTGATGTATGCTTGAAAAATTGAAGAACTTACATAAATTCTTAAATCCTCTTGTCCTAATAATGCTGGACTGTTTAAAGTAACATTATCTAAAACTTTCGCCATTTCTCCGATTACGTTTGCAGCAGTTACCGTAGTACCAGTTACAACCGCACCACCAGCCAAAGAGCTAGCACTTGCAGCTAAAATAGTTGTTATTCCAGCAAATTCTCCAGTTGTGGCCGCTACTCCTTGCCAAATCGTGTTTTCCATTTGAGCAGCAATCTTAGCAACATAATATTGAACGATAAAATCAGAAAATGAAGCTGGTAAAGCAACATCATTTACTGACGCTTGCATTTGTGCAGCTTGCCAAGTTTGTGAAAAGTTTTTTACACATTCCGTTCTATTTACTTGATATTCTTCGACTTCTAATACTCTTTCAGTAAGCGTTAAATCTCCGCTGTCTGTATAATCACAAGTAGCATCCACTATAAGTGAACCGCTTAAATTTGCTTTTTGTATTACTTCTTTATAAGCTACATTTGGGAATATTGTCATTCCTCCGTTTTCAAGTGTTTTACCACTTAATAACATCGCACGAATATATTTATCTTTGAATTCCCCCGAATAACTGGTTGTTAGATTAAATGCCATTTTGTTTTTGTTTTGTTTTTAATTGTTTAGTTTGTTGTAAATCCTATTTTGTAAAGTGTCTGGATAGGTTCTAATTCCATCCATGTTTTTTAGGCTGTTTTTAGTTTCGGGGTTGTGTTTAATTGGAGTAGCAGAAAGCTCCTCTTTATTCTCTTTAGAATCTTCTTTGATTTCTTTCTTAGAATCTTCTATAATATTTTCTGTAAATTCTTCTTTTACTGTGCGCGATTTTAACGATCCGTTATCCGTAACCGTCATGTCAACATCAGTCTTGTTTTCTTTGTCTGCTTTTAGGCTTGCGACCGCTATTTCGAGATTTTCGATTCGCTTTTGCATACCAGCCCAGTCTTGAACATCAGCTTCTTCAGCTAATTCTTCTACTACTGCAACAGGTTCATCTTCGACTACAACTTCGTCTTTAGCTTCAACGATTTCTTTGATTTCGCCTTCAACTTCAACGTTTAAAATTCTTCCGTCCTCTAATTTGTATTCTCCGACAGGTAAAGCGATTTGAACATCGTCCTCACCTTTAATAAATATAGCTTGTCCAGCTTCGAAAATTTCAGATACTAAAACAGTTCCATTATCAAGAACCATTTCTTCTAGTTTTATAGGTGTTTCAGCTAGCTCAACTCCTATAATTCCTTTGATTTTATTTAACATTTCATTAGCCTTCATATAATAAAGACTATGAAATATTAAAAAAGGGTCGTTTTTATCCCTTGCCTATTCCTTGCGCTCTTAAAGTGCCATCACAGCATTTAACGTTGTATGTATTGTTCTTGCATAGACATCCACGCCTACTATTTCTAGGGCTTGAACTACTGGGAGTTTCGCCAACTCCATATGATTTATTGTTTTTCATTATAATCTTCTTTTATATGCTTTTCGCAAGGCATAAACCAATCTTTTCCTTCAAAATTATGAGTGTGAAAACCTACACAACCTATATTTTTAGCCATTTCTTCGGCTTTTTCTTGAGTTGAATATCCTAATCTGTCATCTATTATGGCAAAATCATCATTTACTACAGTTGACATTAGTTTAACTTCCTTAAATAGGTTCTTTATTTCTTCAATCTTTGCTTCTGATTCATCAACTACACTCATTTTTTCTTTAATCTCCCCCTTTGAGGCGAAAAAACCTTCAATACTAAAACCCTTTACTTTCTTGCTTAAAACATATTCTTGCCAAACGTCATCATTATTAACTTTCATGGTTACCATCCAAGTCCCCTCTGGTACATCTAAACCATATGCTTTTGATTTATCCATGTTTTTATCTTCTACTAGCCATGATTCAACAATTGTCATTCCTTCAATCTCCATTTTATGCTCTAACGTTGCGTTGTTTTGATTGCCATTCATAAAGAATAATTGACTAGCTTTTTTTACTGTTTCTTTTGAGAAATAAACATAATATTCTTTGTCATTTTCTTTTCTGTAAATTGGTTTGTCTGGAATTAATGCAGCACCCATTAATAATTTTTGTTCTTTATCAACTTGAGCTAATTGTATTTCTTGTTTTGCCATTGCGATAAAATCGCTTTCAATTGCCCCTGATTCTACTATTGAGATTGCTTCGATTCCAGCGTTTTCGCTTTCTTCGTCTAATAATAATTCTATTATTTCCATGTGTTTTTTTTTGTTTTTATTTTTAAAATGTTGCTGTTTGAATTGTATTATTTTGCAATTGTTGTGCTGTTGTTACAGCTCCAGCTACCACAAATGCTTGCACTGGTTGTTGACCTGACAACGCTGTGGACAGTTGATTAAATCCAGACTGACCCACAACATTAAAACTAGGTGGTTGAGAAGTTCCAGCACTAGGAGGGCTAGAGGGAGCAGATGGAGTGTTTCCTCCAGAACCCCCACCAGATGGTTGAAATTTTGTAGATGCTATTGTTGCTACTTGAGCTGCTCCAGCTATACCCATAGCAATTGCAGCAGCATAATTAGTAAACGTTAATATTTTTTTAGGATCAGATAATTCACCCATAATACCCATTGAAGTAGATATTAATACTTGTGCAATTCCTAGGGCTTTATTAATTTGAAAAGCCTTTTTTGCTCTTTGTTCATCTTCTCCAGCACTAGCGGTTAAGATTTGACTTATAGAGTTTAAAACTGATGCTGTTGCTGCTAGTACTTTTAATTGATTATCTATTTTTGTTTGTGCTAATTTGTCAGATTGTTCAGATAATAAATCAGTTGCTGATGTAGTTGCCGCTAATCTTTCCTGATTGTATTTATCCTCAATTGCTAAAGAATCAATTTGTTGTTGTTCTTGTAACGCTTTTTCTAGTTCAGCATTACCATCAGCTAACGCAAATTTAGCATCATATTGTTGAGCTAATTTATAAAGCTCCTGTTCTTCTGCTGTGTTTTGAATTTCTTGAAGTAGCTCATATTGTTTATCTTCTTTTTCAATTTCCTTAATATCTGCTGCATTTTGCAAAGCCTGAATAGCTGCAATTCTTTTATTTTCTGTAATTATAGCTTGATCTGCAATTTTTTGTTTTGCATCAATTACAGCTTGCGCCTCTGTTTTTCTTTGTTTTGCAGCTGCTTTTTCTTCATTTCTAAAAGTAGTTAATGAGGTCTGAAGTCTTTTTTGCATCCTAAGTTTTGCAGTTTCTAACTCTATTAGTTTAGCTTCTAATTGTGCAACTTCGTTTAAATCGTCTTTTGTGGATTTACCTAAATCATTTTCAGCTTTTTTAGCTTCAAATCTTAATCTTGCTGATTCAATTTCTTTGTTAGTTATTTCTTCTTCAATTGCGGAAGCCTCTTCTAGAAATTTAATTCTTTCAGTAACAGCAAATTTGTCTCTTTGTTCTGCTTTAAATCTTAAGTCAGCATTTTCTCTGTTTGCCTTTGCTCTTTCTACAATGTTTTTCCTGTCTATTAAATCGGCTTTTGCTCTATCATCAGCAATTTTAGCAGTAATACGTGCTTCTTCTTCTAGTTTTTTTATAAATGCCTCAGTTTGTTTAATTGCATCTTGTGTTTTTTCAACTATATTTTCAACACCTAAAACAACTTTACCAGTTGCATTTGCTGCCACTCTCCCAGCTTCTGAAAATTTACCTTCAAATAATAATGTTATTGCCTTACCAAGTTGTGGTAATAATTCAACTAAACCTTCTAATCTGTTAGTAATATTTTCTTTTATTAAAAGTGCAAAATCTTCAATTGCTTTCTTTGGGTCTGTAAATGCTTTAATTATTGCCTCTCCTAAATCAGCAAATAAATCTAGCACCTCATTTATAACAGACCCTATTACAGCCATTAACTTGGAGAACTTATTTTGACCAGCTTCACTTCTAGTAAACGCTTGTTGTAAAGCAACCACAGCAATTAATAAAGCTCCAATTCCAGTAGCAATTATAGCTACTCTAAGACTTTTAAAAGCCTTTATTACATTTCCAATCTTGCCTTTTAAAGCTCCAAATCTGCCAGTTGCTCCACCTGTAATAGTATTTAGACTTTCTTGTGTGTTTTTAGCTTCTTTACTTGTGTCTTTTAAATCTTTATTAAGATTTTTTACATTTTTATCGGCTTTATCCGTTTTAACTACAAGTTGAATTATCTTAGTAATCATTCTTTTCCATTTTTATTTGTTGTAAACCCTCTTTAATTGTCATTGGAATTTTATTAATACCTAAAGCAATATTTACATTTTTACTGTATAGCTTATTTTCTTTGCAAAATTCTAAGGCTTGAAATATTATCTTCATGATGGTTGGTTTAATAGTTCAAATGATGTTTCACCACTTTGTAGTTTAGTTGTCATTTTGTTTATTGTGTAAGCTCTAGTCCCTACAACTATTAAATCATCTAAGGTTAGATTTAACAGTATTTTTAAAGGAAGTATTGAATTGCATTTATAGATTCTAGTAGCCTTGTTAAATACTCTTGTTATATAGTTTGTGTAATAGCTTTGAAATAAGCTGTTATTAATACCGCTATAATCTGTTAATGTGTAAGTGTTTATCTCACTACCAAAATTCAAATTGTATGTTGGTGGAGTTGCTGAAGTTCCTAATTCATTACAAACACTTGGAATCCAATAATCATTAATAGAATAGTTTGTTCCAGCTGGACATAATGCAGCATAAGTTTCAGGTCTTGTACTTTCTAAAAAATTAATAGGATTTTGATTTTGTTGATTTATCCCATAAAATAAAAGAGGCTGTCCAATACTGGGATTCATGTCATCATCTAAAAAGCTACCAACTTGCACAGTTGAAAAAACATTACTTGTTTTATCTTGTAATCTTTCAAACAGCATATGCCCAAAAGGAAGAGTTATTTTATATTGATTTCTTTTGCTAGAATCGCCTATGTAACTAAGCTCACCATATCTTCTATTGTTTTGAGTTAAAAAAGTCTGCGCTAGAATGCTTTTAGGTTCGCTATATTCTAAATCAACATTGCCAAATGGTAAAGCCTCATTAACTGAATGTTGGTCTGTCTTTGTATATTGGGTAATATCGTGAGTATCTCCACCAGCATAATAAGCATCTAATGTTTTTACAACTACTTGACCCCTAAAATCAATATAAGCTATTAAATTAAATGCTCTAAATAAGCCATTTAAAAAATCTTTTATTTTTAATTTTGGGATTTGCTCAGTTATTACAATTGTAGCTGTTGTTACAATACTAGAAGATTGAGTTACATAATTTGCTGTTAGTCCAAAATCTCTTCTTTCTGTAGATGGGTCGTAAAATGAATGCTCTAAACTTAATGCAGCACCAAAAGAAATCACATCAACACTTCTAACCCTTGCATATAACCTCCTAGATTCATTTAGGTTTAAAGAGTTAGATTGTCCAAAGCCATAGCCAATAGCCAATGAATTAACTCCAGTTAAATTACTAGAAACTGACACAATCGTATCTGTTAAATCATCAACAATTTCAAGAGTGTAAGGAATAGAATTTGAGCTTGGAGTTATAGTAACAGAAAAATTAAAACCTTCTTCCATTGGGGTAGGTGGTGATGCACTAGAAGAAAATTGTTGAGTTAAAACATAAATGCCATTATTAAATTGGACAGAATCGTAAACAACACCATTAAAATGATTACAATTAGCTGTAGGGCTACAATTAAAAGAAGTGTTTTTTAAGTTTACTAATAAATCTCCTGTTATTCTACCTTTTGAGCGATGCAACCATAAATACAAATTAGTCATTGCAGCAGAGTTAAAAAACTCACCAGTTTTAAATGTTATACTATACTGTTGTTCAATTGCTTTTATTATGTTTTTAATAGGAATAGCGGGTTTTAAATCTTCTGGAACTACCCCTCTTTGTGTTCTGTTTGCGCTATTTGTGTAACTTATATTAAGACCGTTAGAATCATTATTAGTATTATCATAAATATAACTCTGTGAATGTGCTATTAATGGATATATAATTGCATTTGTATAAGTAACGCCATCAACAGTTATATTTTTCCCATTCTCTAAAGCATCTTTTACATAATCTGAATCTGCATTATGATTAAAATTATTTAACCACACTAAATCGCTTAATTGGTTCTCGTTAATTTCGTTTTTAAATTTTACAGTATCGCCAAAAAACGTGACCTTATACAATGATGGTTCTCCCTCTTTTAAAACAACTTCATTTAATTGAATTTTCCCAA